TGGTAGGCCGTTACGACGGAAATGTTGTCGTTACAGCCATCCTTAAAAATGAAGAAGAAATCCTTCGGATATTCAGAGCTTCTAATGCCGTGTTTGTGTCGGATGGAGCAAATACCACGGTTTATACTTGGACGGGAGCCTGTGGCTACCTCCTTAAAGCAAATGAATGCTTTGATTCCAATGTAAAAACCATAGGGGAGGGAGTTCGTTTATTCCTTGAGGCACAAAGGAAAGAGAAAATGAAGGATCAGATGAACCCCATTGCCGCCATGCTCGGAATCGCTGGCTGCGAGTGCGAGGAGTGCCAAGACTGATTCAGTTGGCCGGGGACGGCGGCAACCGAACCCCGGCCTGTTACGAATGCAACCTACAAAATTACAATAAGTAACGAGTTATGAATACACTAACGAATCCCAATAAGCAACAGGATTTGATGACCGTTGCCGACAAATTAGACCAACTGGCTGAAACCGGTCTTTGCAATGACCTGACCGGGTTCAAGAAGGCATTTATGATCGCCAATGCCATTGCATCCCTCCGGGAAGCGCTGACTGATGAGGTTATGAAGCCTATTATGTCTCTTCAAGGCTCCCCCCTGGGCTTTCGAACAGATAAGGATAAAGAGAGAGGCTATCCGGTTAATACGGTGCGGGAATGCGCCATTTCCGCCTTGTTGAAGGGGGTACAGATGACCGGAAACCAGTTCAATATTATTTCCGGGCGGGATTATATCACCAAGGAGGGGTTTACCGCCTTGCTGAAAAAGGTTCCCGGCTTGACTTACAGCATTGATTTGGGACTGGCCCGAATGAAAGAAGATAAGGGGGCGATTGTTACGCCGAAGATCACCTGGCAACACAACGGAGGACAATCCCATGAAAAGACGCTGGAACTTGCAATCCGGGTGAATGCCGGAATGGGGCATGACGCTATTCTGGGGAAGGCGGAGAGAAAGGCAAAATGCTGGCTTTACAATGAAGTGACGGGCAATTCTTATACGGATGCCGATGCGGAAGATACCGGGCCCGATATGCGGAACGTAACAGGCACTTCCAAAAAGTCTTCCGGCGGCAATCCTCTTGCGGGTGCTTCTGTACCTCCGCCTGTAGCAGCGGATTCCAGGCAGGAAGAGAAGCCCCTTGAACCGGAAGTTGTTTCCGCTCCCGATCCTGCGGTTGAGTTGAAGTTGGAACCGGAATCTGCCGTGAGCGTGGCAGATCTGGAGAAGCTGCTGCGTGACCACGGCGTGACGATGCCCCAGGTAGTGAATTTCTGCCGAGGCCGGCAGATTTATTACGTGCAGGGAGCCAGCCGGGAAGAGACGTTCCCGCCTAAGACGCTTGAATGGCTGGTGGCGAATTTCAACCAGGTGGTTGCCTGGGTGGGGGCCTCCGGGAAGTAAGCATGCAGGATAGAAAGGATATTTGACCATGAATGTGTTAGATTTATCGGGGTTTGCATCTTCCGGGGTGGCTTGCGGCCGCGTGGATAATCCGCAGGCGTACCACGATTCCAAGAAGGGGATTCCTTACTGTGTTTCCAAGTCCATGCTGATGGATTTTGCCCGGAATCCCTATAAATGGAAGTACCGGCAGGATGAAGGGATAGAGAAGGTTTCCCAGGGGTTCCGGTTTGGTTCCCTGGTGGATTGCCTGGTTTTAACACCGGATCAGTTCCAGAATCAGTATCTCGTGGAAGAGTGGCTTCCGGGGGTGAATAAGAATGGCTCCGTGTCCAAGACAAAGCAGGACGACGGGCAAGCAGCCCGCTGGGCGGCGTTTGCCGACCGTGGGGGAGCCGTTCTGACGCCGGAGGAGTACGCAGAAGCGCAGAAGGCCGTGGGGATTTTTAATAATTACCTGCGAACCGAACATGGGCTGGTGCTGGGGGATTCGTTTGATTCCCAAGTGGCGATGTACAAGACGCTGCTCATTGAGTACGCGCCGGACAAGCCGCCGGTCCCGATTACGATTACGGGGATGATTGACATTCTCCCCCACGATGAAGAGATGCCGATTATTGATATGAAGACGACTTCCACGCCCGTGGAGGATTCCGGCCTGATTGACCGGGATATGGCCCGCTACGGGTACGGCTGGCAGGCTGCCTTGTACTGCGATTTGTATGAGGCGATTTTCGGGATACGCCGGAATTTCATGTTTGTGTTTATGGAGTCGGCAGCTCCTTACTGCATTTCCGAGGTGCGGATGGATCAGGAGGCCCTGGAGCATTACCGGGGGCAGTATATGGCCGCCCTGCGCCAGTACGCCGAGTGCGTGGCGACGGGGATTTATCCGGGGGCTGTGGCCTTGCCGCGGTATTTCCGCATTCCGCGCTGGGAACTTAAAAGGGGGTGGGAAGGAGGTGCGGCATGATGACCACGCTGACCATTACCTTGCCCCACACGCCGCGGGAACTCTCGCCTAACGCCAAGACTCCCCTCTGCGTGAGGGGGGCTATTGTGGCCGGTTATAAGAAGACGGCTGCCAAGAGCCGTGCCCGGAATATAGCCTGGGGCCGGACTTGTGAAGCCCTGAATGGACGCAGGATGCTGCCGACGCATTACCGGGTGGTCTGGTTTTACAAGGGCAATAAGCCGGATGCGGATAATTGCCTGGCACGCTGCAAGGCGTATCTGGACGGGGCCTGCAAGGCCATGGGGATTGACGATAGGACGCTGGACTGCGCCGGGATTGACCGGATTCATGACTTGGGCCGCGCCGGACAGGTGGAAATCGTGTTTGAAAGGAGGGACGATGAAAACGCCTAAATGCCCTGTTTGCGGTGTACCGTTGAAACCCATACGAGGATATGATGTCCATGGAATAACAACCGACTGGGTTGCTGGTTGCTACAATTGTTCCTTCCAAAGTTCCCATTTTTGGAAAACCAAGAAGGCATGTATTGAAGATATGGATAGGCTTGTTTCCCTGTTTCCTCCCATTATGAGGGTCTGGCCGGGGGATGCGATTGTATGCGATAATGTTTCCAGAACAGTATTTGATAAGGATGTTCGCAGCTGTGAACTGGTAATAAAAGATGAATACGGGGACAACCATACAATAAACCCAGACGATGTTGATAAGTGGCCGTGGGAGATTGAGCAGACTGAGAAGATCAGCAAAAGTTGTGATAATTGTAAATATTGGAACCGTGCTAGCTATAAGTCTCCTTGTATCGAATGCCTCGTAGATTGTGAGGATGAGCCTTATAAATATTGGGAACTTGATCAGAAAGGAGGGAGCAATGATTAACATCCTCTTATCCGTCAGGCGGCCTTATTCAAGATATATTCTTAATGACGAAAAACACGACGAGGTAAGAAAAACAGCACCCTTGAAATTTAAGAGAGG